CTCAGGAGCGAAGAATCCCACAGAAGAACAGCAAAAACGCTATCTTCCGTAGATTCGATAACTTAGCAGATGCGTTGACACCTCTTACAGAAGGCGTCACTCCAAATGCTGAGCAAGTTACTAAATTCGACATCACAGCTACTGTACAACAGTACGGTAAAGTTGTTGAACTTAGCGACGACGTAATCATCACTGTGCAAGACCAAACTGCTAACGAAGTTGCAGATATGCTTGCTCAGAACATGGCATCTACTTACGACAAAATCGTACGTAACATGCTTGTTGCGACAAGCGCTCAAATCGACTGCCTTAACGGGGTCAACGGGAACGCTATCACTGAGGTAACTACTACTGACTTAGAAATCGCAGTAGACTACGTCACTAACAACAACGGTAAGAAACTATCACCAAACCAAGAAGGTACTAATGCCTTCGGTACAGCTCCCGTTTGGGCGGCCTACTGGATGGTAATTTCGACCGAATTACGTACCGACTTTAAAAACCTTTCTAACTTCTTGGCAACTGCCGACTATCCACGTCAGCAATCTGTTCTTGAAGCCGAGCTAGGATCTTGTGATGAGGTTCGCCTTGTTATGACTTCCGAAGGTTACAAAGACGTCACTGTTTCCCCACCTGTTTACTCGAACATGCTCTTCGCTGCTAACGCATACGGAAGAATCATGATCGACGATCAGTCTATGGAAATGATCATAAAACCACTTGGAGCTGGTCAAGACCCCTTGAACCAACGTCAAACGATGGGCTGGAAGGGCCGTCTTGGTAGCGTGATCCTCGACGATAGCTGGTGTGTAAACTTACGAAGCACAAAAGGTTAAGGAGGAAAACATGACTGCACCAATTGGAAATAGTTCTAACAAGTTCTCTGGAACAGTCCAGCTAGGACAAGTAACGAACACATATGCTGGCTACTTGCAATCAGCGGGGGTTGCTTACAACCTCGTATTGCCATGGCAGGCTGACAAATTAGAGTGGTACAACTACACAAAGTTTGGCACCAACTCTAACAACATTCAAGGTGTCTGGTTTAGAGACATGCCAGCTGGTGATTCTTTAATCATCGCTCGCGGCACAACTGACCTGACTTCAACTTTGGAAACTACTAACGGGGTAACAATCAATAACCTCGCTGGTGGATTTACCGATCAACACAGAACGATTACAGGTATCTCTACGGCGACACCTGGGGTTGTTACTACATCTGCTGACCACGGTCTAGTCGATGGTGACCGTGTTGTGATTACAAAGGTCAATGGTAACACTTACATGGTTGATGTTCTTTCATCTACCACATTCGCTTTGTACGACATCTACGGAGTGCCTATTCCAGTTCCTGGAACTTACACTTCTGGCGGTCAAATCACTAGATCAGGCGAGAACTTTAACACTATTGATAACCCACCTACATACAGACTCCTCTTGGGCTCTGCTGTAATGGGCGCAGATAACGACGTTATCTACTTCGTAGCGACTAAGTTCAACGCTTACTACAACCTAGGCGATGTAACCTAAAACAAAAGGGTGGGGTCTTTTTGTCCCCACCCAATTTTACAAGAGGAATTATGAGCAAGAAAACTCAACGAGATAAAGATGCAGAAGTTATCGAAGCTGCAATGCTTAGAGGGGAACAAGTCCCTGGAAGAGAAAAGCCTGAAGGTTTTGATTTTGAGACTTTCAAATGCGAAAAGCTAGAAGACTTCGATATCTACAATGCACATGTAAGAAAACATAACAGAAATTGCTTACACGAAAGAAACAAGATGAAGGTCAGAGTTCCTGACGAATCTTTCTATAAGCTCTATAAAACGAAGTTTAACCGCTTTGAGCAGAGAGAAAACGTACTAAAGGTAAGAGTAAGAAACAAACACATTGACTGGACTGGACAGCTCAAGTCAGGCGGCACTTATATGCTCCCAATGCCTGTTATCAACTTCCTTAACGGATTAGCTACTCCTGAGTTTGCAGAAGTAAAAGTAGAACATGGAAGCGCAGTACACACTGAGACTAAGCAAGTAGGTGAGACACCTCGCTTTTCTTGTGCAGTACTCGAATACGCATAGGAAATAACATGACAACAGGGCCAGTACTACCACAGTCAGTAGGCAGTGTAGTTCAGATTATGAGGAATGTGACAGGCAGGACGGATCGTAACGATCCTGCCTTCACAGACCCTATCATGATCGACTATCTCAATGCCTTCCTTCAACAAGAACATCCTCAAGAAGTTAGGTTGTTTCAAAACCAAACTTGGTGGGATTTTTCAATAGACACCACAACGGCTGATCCGTTGCCTGTAGACTTGGATGCTTTAGGTTATAGTACTATCAACGCCCCTGCATATGTCGCTTATTCCGTTGAGCCATTCACATCGTTTCCATTGTTTTGGTACCTAGACCCGAAACAGTTCTATGCAAGATGGCCATGGGATCAGGTGTTTACTCCTCAGATGCCAACAGCTGTGTTGTATTACAACAATGAGCTGACATTCAGAGGACCTCCCGATCAACTCTATAACATCCGAATTTCGGCTTATCGAATTGATTACTCGTTTGTCGGAGGAACCAATACGAATGCAGGTTCAATACTAGCAAACGTTCCAGTGGCTTACCTCACTCGGTATCTAGCCTATGGAGCCTCATTGGACATCTTAGCGGATTACAACGAGATGGATAAATACAACGAGGTTTTTCAAGTCTATCGCAGATACCGTGGGCAGGTACTGGCAAGGACTTGGCAGCAATTTGAATCTCAACGAACAGCCCCCGACTTTTAGGAGACAATATGACTTTTAACGCAGCAGTCCCTTTAAACAGTGATTCGCCAGCAATCTTTCCAAGCCAGAACCAAACGAATATGGCTAGGCTACAAACTTTGCTAGGAGCTAACCACCAGTTTAATTTAACCGCAGCAGCAGACGATGGGTATCACAACCTCATTGTCATGACGGAACAAGCCCCGACTGGAGCTTTGGCAGGATATGGAAGGCTCTATGTGAGAACGAATGCTGGAGTTGTTCAGTTGTTCTACATGGATAGTACTGGTAGAGAGATTCAGATCACCCCTGATGACCTATTAAACCCTATCAAGGTCAATGGCTCTCAATCTATAGGCTCAGGAGCAACCGTTACGATCTTCTCGCCTTCCTATGACTACACAGGATTCGGCACGGTTTTCATTGCTGGAACGAATAGACAAGGCACTTACAACTTCATGAGATCAGGAGCGGCTATAGACACCCACACTATAGACACGAATGGAAGCTCACCTCCTTCACTTGCCTATACGGGAACAGCCTTAAGAGTAACTAACAATAGCGGCGGAACACAGACCATAGTGTGGTCTTTAATGGTTAACAGGTTGTAAAACATGTCATATTCTGGATTCTTGATAGCTAACTATGCGACAGGTCTTGATAGAGAACTACAGCCATGGCTTTTGCCAAACGATGCTTTCGTAGATCTCTTAGATGGCTTTGTCTATAGGGGAGTCACAAGAAAACGGGATGGGTATTCAGGTTTTGCCAATGGATTAAAATCTACCTACACAGAAAGCCGCATGGTTCATACCTTAGGCCCAGTCAATATGACAGGAGCTATCAACGGGGTTAACACTGTTTTTACAGCTACTTTAACGACTCCTGTGAGCCGTGGCAGCGTGACTATTAATGGCTCTAATCCCGTACAAGTTCTAACGGATGTGCCAGGAACAGGACTCACAGGAACCTTCACAGGCGATGGCACTGGAACGATTAATTACACTACAGGGGCTGTCTCCATAACCTTCACGCTTCCTCCTGCTGGAGCTTCTACCGTTACCATCACCTACGACTATTTCCCAGGACTTCCAGTGATGGGCATAATGAGCTTTTATCCCACCAACAACGTTCGTCAGATGGTCGTAGCAGACACAGATTTTGTGAATATCTACAACCCAATTACCGATCGACTAGAAGATGTCAGCCCTGCTACTCCCTATAACGGAACTCGAACCGACTTCTGGTCTTGGGTAAACTATGCATCTGCAACCAGCGTCCCGCGTCTTCTATTCTGTAACGGGGTTAACGGAGATGTTATTCAACAATGGGACGGCACAACAGTAACGAACTATGCACCTACTTTCACTCCTGGCACGCTAAATGCTAGACAAATATTTAACGTCAGAGACCGATTGGTTCTCTTTCAAACGATCGAGGCTGGAGTACTCTTCCCTCGACGAATAAGAATTTCTGGCACTGGGGCAAATTGCGACGTGTTTGATAACACGGCCACGGGCGCTGGATTCATTGACATCCCAGATAACACCTGGTTCTTTGGAGCTGCTTTCAATAGAGATGATGTCATCTTCTTTACTGAAGCAGCAACTTGGATGATGAAATATAAAGGCAATGATGTTACTCCTTTCGTTCTAGAGAAAATAGATGGAAGCCGTGGATCAGCTGCTGCTTTCTCAGTGATTTCTTATCTCAATAGAACCATGGCAGCTAGCCCAAG